ATTAGGGTATTTGAGGCAATTGTATATTTAATTTCATATCAAAAATTTCCTTCAAAAAACCCACGCTTTTGCGCCACCCAAAAATCATTTTTCGGTCCACCATCAAACAATGACTCATTGACTTCTTCGTCATGGGCGTCATCGCCTGTACTCATTAATCCAAACGGTAGCATTTGTTGTTCGAGCATCTTTTCATTCTGCTCGTAAATTTGCATACGAATATCGATATTTGTAATCTCTTTGAGATACGGTTGCGTAGTTAACCAGGCAAAGAGAACACAACACATGGCCATGTCATCATTGCCATCTTCAGCTTCGTAAGACTGATTTCCTTTCAAGGTGTTCTTGAGTGAGAAACGACTTAACTCATAGATGGTATCATAATCATAGATTAAGAACTTGTCAGCCTCGACGAGAGTCTTGAGTGTGGCACATCCAACTCTTTTTACCTGCTTCGTAGTCTTGACGCCATAGTGAGTCGTCGTAGCAAAACCGCCTGACAGACTTTGTCCCGTTCTGCCGTTATTGGCAGTCACCAAAACTCCGTCATATTCAAGATCGTAGTGCAGAATATCTGCGACTTGTTGTCCAATATCATTTGTTTCGACGAGAACAAGAGCATCATTGTATTTGACTGCAGCACCATAAATAATATTTGGATATATCAATGGTGATATTAAATTGTTTCGAAATGCGGCGACTTGGCGATATGGCATCGTTGATACATTGACGACAATGAAAGCAGAATAATCAGCTCCGGCTCCTCGAGCAGTATCAACTACGATAGCATAGATTGTATCTTTCTCTGGTTCTTCATAGATCTTGAGGCCACCATCTGCCTGAGCAATCGGTTGTTTATAGACCATATTACGAAGTTTGGTAGGATGAATCAGAGTATTCGAAGAACCAAGGAATTCGCACTCATATTCCTGTCTAAACTGATCTTCAGACGTATTGCTAATCGTCTGTTCTCTCCAGGCTTGATCGCGGCCGGGAATCTGTGACCAGTGAACGTCGACTCGAGCATAAGCATTACGACCTTCTTCAGACTCTGTCCAAATACGATAGAACATGTTCATACCGTTCGGTGTCGAAGTAATCAAAACTTTCGAACTTTGACCAGATGAAATGGTAGGATAGACCGAAGCAAAGAACTCGTCTTGAATGTTGGTCGGAACGAAGGCAAACTCGTCGAGATATACCATGTTCTGAGAAGTACCACGAATGGCAGAAGATGAGGTTGCCGAGGCAAGGATTTCGGATCCATTCTCGAGCTTAATATTACCTTTGTTCCATTCTGTGACACCCATCTGAAGCCACTTCGGAAGATGTTCGAACATCAACTGAATACGACCAAGTATTTCTCTCGCCTGTCTGTCTTTGTTGGCAAGGATAGCAATCGAGTATTCTTCGTTGAATACAATCTTCCAAAGTAAGTAAGCGGCAACCGTAGTCGTTTTACCGACCTGACGAGGCATCTTACAGATAACGAATCGATTCTCTTCGAATGCAAGGATCATTTCTTTCTGAAATTCCCAGAGCGGGAACATGATCAGACCCTTGTCGATGTTGACAATCTTACAGTAAGTTAAGATGAAGTAGATCGGATCCTCAGAGCACTTGATATACTCGGCAACCTGCTCTGGAGTATACTCGACTTTTGTGTCGGCTCTCTTTAATCGGGGATTACCTAAGTAATTTTCACTCGCCATCTTTATGCCGCTTTAGATATTTTTGCAATTCGGCAGTTGAACCGACGAACAAATTATTTGTGACTTGTTGAGCGGTAGCAGTTGGATCATCTTCCATTAGTTTTTTCTTTTTGACTTGTAAATCGAGAAGATCTTTACTCGCTCCAACCATGGTGTTCATCATTCCAGCAAGTACTTCATATGCTCTTGGATGTTGGCTTTGTTTCGCCACATCCATCAGATCGAAGAGAGCTTCTTGCCCTTTATTAATGACTTCCATCATATTCTCGCGAGCAAATTCAAAGTCTGCGTTTGCTTGTGTAGTAATCTTCTTTTCGATTACAGCCGGAAGAGTTTCACCTGCGGCGATGTTTAAAAATTTATCAAGTTCATTGCTCATTAGATATTCTCAGTAATTGTATTGATAAAGCCATAGTCATCTGTACTTATAATTTCATCATAAGCAATACTTGCAGCCGCATTACTCGTAGCAACTCCATTCGCCGTAAGTCCAGGGCGAGAAGCGACTACGATCGTATTTGATGTATTGGTTGTATTACCTGTTGCAACATCTTCAGGAAGTCTAAAGGTTGTTTCTGCGAGTTTAATTAATTTTGATTTCTTTGTAGGTCCGTATAAGTAACCCTTCAGCGTAAAGCTAAGAGTCCATATTAAAACTCTTCTTTGCTCAAAGCTACCTTCATATTCATCTCGAGAAGTAATGCTATTCAAAATGATAGGAATGTCTCGTGGTCCATCTACGTCTGGTACAACGTTTACACTTACAGTAAAATCTGGTGTAAAATATGGTACAATCTGTTCTACAATTCTTGTGCCATCTTCTGCATTTTTGACTAAGATATTCATCTCGAATTGCATATCATAAGGAACTGGTTGGTACTGATACTTAACTTCGTCATCTGTGCCAGCGGTAGCAGATTGCTTGGTCAGTTTATTCAGCGTATTTAACTTACGAGTAGAATCATATTCTAATGTTGTCATCTCGAAAGAAATACGAGGAAGAACAATACCAACTTGATTTAACATTTCTGGATTCTGATCAAGCCTCGCAAGAACTTTTTCTTTTGGTCCGTATGTGAGAGGAACTTTTAAAGTCTGAAGTACTTCGTTAGTTGCGCTCAAACGATTGATGTAGATATCGTTAAAGACGGTGCCAAATACGATAATGTATTTTCTTAGACTGTCATGATTCCATGTTCTTCCAAACATTATACTTGTCCTTCGCTAAACGGATCAACTTGCGTCCAGTCAAGGATATTATCGCCTTCTGTTTCGAATTCTGTATTATCTTCGAAAGAATCTCCGGCTTGTGTAACAAAATTATAACTACCTTGTATGATAGCATCTCCTTCTTGTGTAACCAAAAGAAATCCATCGGTAGTCGTGATTCCATATACATCGAGAGCCAAGCTAAGATCTCTTTCGATATCATCGATAGCCTTGATTCCAGTATTCAATTGCTCACCGCTATATTCAAACATCTCACAAACAAGATCATACATCTGAATGGCACCCATCTGATAAAAAACAGGAGTTTTATTGACATATTTCACATACATTAAACGATCTGCCATTGGAAGATAAATCAAATCTCCTTCTTGGGGCCGATCAATCATCTCAAGATTGCCGATTTCATCCGCAAAGTTGCGAACTGATACTGTAAATGTGACTTGATCTCTGATTTCAAGACCAAACTTTGACAAGAACTGGCCGTCACCTTCGTAACTTTCATAACTACGAATATACATGTCAATTAAATAATTACTGTTATATGCTGACATAGCATCTTCGCCGAATATTTCATCTTTTTCTATAATTGTACGTGGGCAATAGAAGACATCGTGACCATATATCTTAATCGACTCAAGAACCAAATCTTCAATTAAGATTTGCTCTTGACTATTTGTAAAGTTGTTGAAATAGAAATTGGTTGTCACAGAGTTAACCTATCATATCAAGAACCGGAAGGGAATAAGATGAAATCATTTCTTGTTCCATCTTAGTTCTTGCATCTACCGCGTCATTATATATTTTCTCTCCATTAAACTGTACTCCACCTGGTAAAGTCATGCCAGTAAACTTCGTAAGATTCGAACCCCATTGTTCTTTAATGAGAGTCGTGGCATAGTTTTGAAGCCAACGATCGTTATATGCATCCGTATAAGTTTCTGGATCAACGACTTCGTAAGCTTCTACAAGTAAGAATGAGCCGACGGCAACTGTGTTCCAGTCCATATCGATATGTAGACGATCTTTATGTCGTGAATATCGAATCGGTTGTTTGCCGACTAAAAGCTCTGTCATAAGTGCAAGATGTTCCATGACCATATAGTAAGGAACGAGAGATACATTTGTCAAGGTATAAATATCATTCAAAGCTATCTGATAACGAATATTAAAAAGATCGTCAGAGCTTATCGAAGGATCTCCCATCGAGAAGATGCTGACTGCTCCGATGATATTTTCTGGAAGAGTAATATACTTGTTTGTGACATCAGTATCTGTGATCGCATGCTTATAGTATATTTTTTCTGAACCATCAAAGTGATAGTCATACCAGTAACGAATCGCTTCGTCGATACGATCATCGACCTGATCATCGTCGACGTTAATCTCAATGACTGGTTTGCCGAGCTTTCGAAGGCAATACTCTTTAAATGTTGCTTTTGTAGTAGGAGTTGCCATCGTATTCCTCGTTTATTTCTATTTATAATATGCTTATTGTATCACTTTTTGGTGTACAACAACAGAGAAATGTGTTAGAATGACTTTATGTCTTTCGAGTAATTATGCTTGTAATTGTTCTTGCGCCTGTTGTATTAAACTTTGTAAAATTGGGGCGGCGACGCGATGCGGAAGCTC